GCCCAATGAGTGACGAGGAGAGGCAGAGAGCCAAGGAGAGGGCGGCATGAGTAACGAAATCAAAATCACAGAACTGGAAGAGCATGAGGATGGGTCAGCGACTATACAGCTAGACCTTAGCCCAGAAGTTTTCGCAGAGATATTCCAAGCCGGTTTCATAGCCTTGGTTAAGCGAGGTCTAGATGAAGAAGACAGGTAAAAAGCAGTACGCCATAACATACTTGCATTATGTACTCGCAGTTCGCGGAACAATTAAAGAAGCTGTGGCGTATGCAAAACAAGCTGAAAAGGATAGGGAGATACTGAGTGACATGAGCCAGAGAGATTTCTTAGGTCATGCCTCCGATTATATATCTATCTCAGATGTCACTGGTCAGGATGTGTAATGATTAAGCTCTGCTACTATTGCTCACGCACCGACCAGCTACTGGCACATAAGACTATTGAGAAGTCGGTGGCTGAACGAGAGCTTAATAAAAACCGAAGCTCTCAGTTCTACATTCACTTGGAATCGATAGATGGTTACTAACTTAAATGGCAAAAATGGCAGACTGCCACTCTGGAATCTGCCATGCCACTTTACCCCAGTCAGAGGCATTTTATTGTTTAATATCAGTAATTTGGCTCCGGCGGTAGGGATCGAACCTACGACCAATTGATTAACCGTACCCATTGATTTCATTGGATAATTCGGGATATCTGCAAAATGCCTGTTAACACTAATTGTTTTTATATGCACCTAATTAAGTGTTGACAGATGCGAATAACTGTATAAGCTAACGCTGTCTCTTTGGAGAGGCAGAACCCCAAACCAACTACCAACCAACTACTATGAGTGACCAATGACCTACCTCGAACAACTAGAAGTCATCAAGACTATCCCCATAAGGGAAGGAGACACTAAAGTAATCCAGTGTCCTTTCTGTGGCGGCTTAAAGAAGCTGTCTGTTTCTAAAGTAGACGGCCAATTAAAGTGGTATTGCTTTAGAGCCTCCTGCAATGGCAAAGGTATCTATCAAGGCAAGAGAAGCTTACAGGCAGCTAAGAACTATCTAGCAGATGCAGTACAGCAAAAGACTAGAGAGCCGAAGCCTATTCCTTTGATCACTACACCAGCCCGTAATCATCAGCCAGCACTCGACTACCTAGAACAGAACAACAGTCTAGAGGCTTACGAAGCTGGATACATAGATGTCCGATACGCACCGGCAGAGGACAGAGTATTATTCTGCACAGACACAGGCGCTGTAGGTAGATCTCTAAAGAAGTACGGACCTAAGTGGCTGACTTACGGTGTGCTTGAAGAGGGCATACACGTAGGAAATGGATCAACAGCCGTTCTTGTTGAAGATACACCGTCAGCCTGTAGTGTGAGTAGAATTGACGGCTTTGTAGGAGTTGCTTTATTAGGTACTCGAATAAGTAGTTGCCTAAAAAAGTCTCTAAATAAATACAGTGCCTGTTATTTAATCCTTGACAAGGATGCATCGTCTAAGTCTATAACCATCTGTAAGAGTGTAAGTCGAAGTTTACTTGTTAGGCTAACTGCTGTGGACTTAAAGAGACTATCAGTTAACCAGCTTGTAGGGGTGTTAGATAATGCGCTTTAAAAAATTTAACATTATACCTAAGCCCCGTCGAGAAAACATGGAGCATAGGTTTAGTGGCTCTTATCTTTTAAAACCTTACGGCGCGGATCATAGAAAATATATAAAACTCCTGAGTAAAAAAATTCTTAAATCGACTTCTGACTGGGCTGGCTTTCATATTTGGTGTAGCCCTGTAGTTCCATTAGCACCGCCTTCCATACAGTTCCTTAAATAATTAAACCTTAACGCAGAGGACAACTGCGCAATCAACAACCCATCGTCGAAGTCACCTGTACCGACGTTAAACTAAAGGAATGGTATCCATGAAAGCTAGAGGCATAGCAATAATTGATCTAGAAATCGACGGCGGCTTTAAGGAAGCTGCCGCAGAAGAAGTAGCACTGGAAAATCTGATAGCAGACTACGTGAAAGGCAACAGCCGTGTAGTACACTATCAAGTTGAGCTTAGAGAGAGACGGGGTGAACCCGGATCAGTAGACCTGAGCAAGATGAAGTTCAGAGCTAACTAGCTAAAACTAAACGAAAAAGAAATTTAGCCCTGTCTTCGGATGGGGCTTTTTTTATTCTATTGGCTGTGTTACAATAGCACTTTATTAATACAATAACAGCTAAGAGAGTTAAATGGACCAATCATTACTTAAAAGCTGCCTCAGTAATTCTTTCTATAGAGAAAACAAGGCAAAGCTAAGACCATCCCTTTTCGATGACACACTTAAAGAAGTCTACACAACCATCGTATCGATGCACGATACATTTGATAAAGACCTTACCCCACTAGAATTATTCAGCTACTGGAAGGCAAAGAACCCCACCAGCACAGGCGCTTGGACAGCCGACATCCAAGACTTAATCAACTCAGTATCCAACGCTGAAGAGATAGATGATGTAGTCGCTGTTGATGTAATAGAAAATCTATGGCGTCAGCACATAGGTCTCGACATAGCCACCCTTGGAATAAAGATGTCTGAGGGTGATGCCTCTGCAATGGACTTACTTAAGTCTCTGCTAGATCGCGTCTCTGAAGGTTACATGCCTGATGACTTTGCTGATGAAGTCACTGATGACATCGATGAACTACTAGCCGTTGTCAGTAATGATAACCGCTTCAAGTTCAACATCCACACACTTTCTAGAGAGGTCTACGGCATTGGTAGAGGTGAGTTTGGTGTTATAGCTGCCTACTCTAATGTAGGTAAAACTGCGTTTGCTATTAGCCTATGCGCTGCACCGGCAGGTTTCTGCGCCCAAGGTGCTAGAGTGGGCTACATAGCCAATGAAGAGATTGGTAAGCGTACTAAGTTACGTGCGGTACAAGCATACACCGGCATGACCAAAGATGAGATTGCTTTTGATAGTCGCGGAGCCGCTGCCCGTTATGCAGGTATTAAAGAGAGGCTGACCTTCGTAGATGCTCAAGGCTGGGATATCCAGATGCTTGAGGCTTACCTGAATAAGAAGAAGTTCGATGTGGTCATCGTCGATATGGCCGACAAGATCGCTCTCACTCAGCAATTTAACTCTGGGCATGAACGCCTGAGAGAACTCTACTACCGTCTACGTGAGGCCGCTAAGAAGTTCGACTGCGCTATACTAGGACTATCGCAAGCATCGGCTGAAGCTGAAGGCAAGACCCGTATTACTATGTCGATGATGGAAGGTAGTAAGCTTGGTAAGGCCGCTGAGAGTGATGTCATGCTAGGCATAGGCCGTATGAATGATCCTGATAATCCTGATGACCCTAGTAGATGGATCACAGTGATGAAGAATAAGATCAGTGGCTGGCACGGTACAGTACTTTGCAACCTGAACTCACAGACCTCTCGCTATGAAGTGTGATGATCTGCCGCCGCACCTTGCGCTGCTTCTGGAAGAAGTTGGCGTAATTAACCCCAAGCCTGAGCCGCAGCCGGTAGTGCGTGACCTCTCATTTAAACGTCCAGAGTTGGATGAGAATGGAGAGCCGCCGTGGTAGATGAGTTGGTAATGGATTTTAAGCCAGAGGCTAGTCGTGCTTATAACAAAACGCCGACTACTTGCGTTGCTGATCCTGTTAAATGGCTTGTATTGGATCTAGAGACAACGGTTCAGAGAATAGATGGCCGCATAGATAATAGCCCAAAAAACCCCGACAATCGGTGTGTGTCTGCTCACTATGGTTGGCTTGGGCTGGAGACTGTGGATGAGGTTCATACAGACCTTTGGTATCACAAGGAGCTACAGTCGCCTGATGGTATAGACCGCCTGAAGCAGCACCTTGCTGAAGCAGATGGCATGATATGCCACAACGTGAAGTTCGATGCTGAGTGGCTGCTAGAGATGGGCTTTGAATTACCGCCTATCGTCAGAGACACAATGATAACAGAGTACTTGTTAGCCAAGGGCCAGCGTAGGCTGCTCAGTCTGAAGGAGAGCGCCCTACGGCGTAAAACTGAGAGCTTAAAGAAGTCTGAC